CGGTATGATCGGTTTCGTGGCTAAGGAACGTGTGGACGGCAAACTTATTCTCCCCGAAGCCGTTCAGATTCTCAAGCTGAAAACCGAATAAGGAAGGAGGCGGCGGTGATGGACGAGCTTCTTTCCAAAGTAAAAGCCAACCTTATCCTGGAACATACGGCGGATGATGCCCTGCTGAAAAGCTACATCACCGCCGCTGTTTCTTACGCCGAAAGCTACCAGCACATCCCAGAAGGGTACTACAAAGAGAACCCTATGCCAGCCACCACAGAGCAAGCCGTCATCATGCTGTCGTCCCACTTCTATGAAAGCCGGGACGGCAGCACGGGCGGCTTCTTTGCGGATAACACCGGAGCGGCGCAGCAGGTGTGGAACACCGTCAATCTGCTGCTCCGCTTGGATAGGCGGTGGCAGGTATGAGTTTCGGAAAGATGAACGGCTTTGCCGACATTGTAGAAACCCGCCAAATCAAGGACAGCGAGGGTTTCACCCATTCCGAGAATGAAGTCCTCGCTTCCGTCCGTGTGTACCGGGAAGGCCGGCACGGCAGTCAGCGTTGGGCGAACCTCGCTGCATTCAGTGAAGCGACCGACCTGTTCCGCTTTCGGTGTATTCCTGGGCTGACGGTCACTACGGACCAGTTTCTCATCTGCGATGACTGCCGCTACGACATTGTGTCCGTGGAGAATGTAAAGGGGCGTGGGATGTACATTGAGGTGCTGGCAAAGAAGGAGGTGCCGACCGTTGGCTAAGTGCGACATGAAAATGCCGGAGGATTTCCTTCTGAAGATATCCAAGCTCGGCAGCAATTTTGACAGCGTGGCAGATACCGTCCTGCAGGCCGGTGGCGAAGTCGTGCTGAAGAAGGTCAAGAGTAATCTTTCCTCTGTCATCGGCAGAGGGACAAAGTTCAAATCCCGCACCACGGGCGAACTGGAAGGCGCACTCGGCCTTTCTCCTTCCAAGCTGAACCGGGACGGCAACCACGACATCAAGGTCGGTTTTGCCGAGCCTCGCTCGGACGGCGGCAGCAACGCTAAACTTGCCAACATTCTCGAATACGGCAAGCACGGTCAGCCTGCAAAACCGTTTCTGAAACCTGCGAAAACGGCATCTCGGCAGGAGTGCATCGATGCCATGACCAAGGCACTGGATGAGGAGGTGGAAAAGCTGTGAGCCTGCTATCCGATTTACAAACCATCGCCGAGCATTGCGGTGTTCCAGTGGAAACGGGTGTGTTCTCCGGCAAAGCACCGGACACCTATCTGGTCATCACACCGCTGTCGGACAGCTTTGAGCTTCACGCCGACAACACCCCCGGCTGCGAAACGCAGGAGGCACGGCTGTCCCTCTTCACAAAGGGCAGTTACACCAAACTGAAAAATGACCTTGTCCGTGCCTTGCTGGGTGCGGTCTTTTATATTACCGACCGCCGGTACATCGGCTTTGAAACCGAGACCGGCTATCATCACTACGCCATTGATGTGGCACAAATCTATGAATTGGAGGTTTAAGACATGGCAACCATCGGTCTTGACAGACTCTATTACGCCAAAATCACCGAGGACGCAAGCGGCGAGGAAACCTACGCTTCTCCGGTGCAGCTGGCAAAGGCCATGACCGCAGAGCTTTCTGTGGAACTGGCGGAAGCGACTCTCTACGCCGACGACGGTGCTTCGGAGATCGTAAAGGAATTCAAAAGCGGCACGCTGTCACTCGGCGTGGATGACATCGGTGCGACCGCCGCATCCGACCTGACAGGCGCGACCATCGACAAAAACGGCGTGGTCGTCTCCGCAAGCGAGGACGGCGGCGAACCCGTAGCGGTGGGCTTCCGTGCAAAGAAGTCCAACGGCAAATACAAGTATTTCTGGCTTTACCGTGTGAAGTTCGGCATCCCGGCCACCAACCTTGCCACCAAGGGCGACAGCATCACCTTCTCCACACCCACCATTGAGGGAACCATTCTGCGCCGCAACAAGCCGGACGCCAAGGGTGCGCATCCCTGGAAAGCAGAGGTCACCGAGGGCGATGCCACCGTGACGGCGGCCACCATTTCCAACTGGTATAAGACGGTATACGAGCCGACCTATGCGGCATCACCCGAGAAATCCACTTAACGGAGGTAACTTATGATGGATAACGAAAGAACCGCAACCATTACCATCGGCGATGAGGAGTACACGCTGCTCCTCACAACCAAAGCCACCAAGGAGATCGCCGGTCGCTATGGCGGGCTGGAAAACCTCGGCGAGAAGCTGATGAAGTCCGAGAACTTTGAAATGGCCATCGGAGAGATCGTGTGGCTCATCACGCTTCTGGCAAACCAGAGCATTCTCGTCCACAACCTTAAGGACAAGGAACACCCCAAGGAACTACTCACCGAGGATGTGGTGGAGCTTCTGACCACGCCCCTCGATCTCGCTGGATACAAAACCGCCATTACGGAGGCGCTCTACAAGGGCACCAAACGGAATGTGGAAAGCGAGAAAGACTCAAAAAACGCACAAGTCGGGTAACGGTCTCCGATGCGGAGCTGTTTACCCGGCTTCTTTATTACGGCCTTGCCCACCTTCATCTCAGCCAGGATGAGGTGTGGCTGATGCCGTTTGGTCTGCTGCTGGATCTGTGGGAGTGCCACAAGCAGTATAACGGGCAAGCCACACCGGCACGAGAGCATTACATCGACGATATTATCCCGGACGGCATTTAAGGAGGTGACGGCGAATGGCAGATAGTTTCGGACTGAAGATCGGTCTTGAGGGCGAAAAAGAATTCAAGAAAGCACTGGCGGACATCAACCAGTCTTTCAAGGTGCTCGGCTCCGAAATGAAGCTCGCCACCTCTCAGTTCGATAAAAACGATAAATCCGTGGAGGCTCTCGCCGCACGGAATAAGGTGCTGCGAAAAGAGATCGATGAGCAGACTACAAAAATCGACACCCTTCGCAAGGCTCTTCAGAATGCCGCCACCTCCTTCGGTGAGAACGACCGTCGCACCCAGAACTGGCAGATCCAACTCAACAATGCCGAAGCCGCCCTCAATGACATGAACCGGGAGCTGGATGAAAACGAGAAAGCCATCAAGGAGGGCGGCAAGGCTGCGGAGGAATCCGGCAGTAAGTTTGAAGGCTTCGGCAAGGTTCTCAAAACCGTAGGTGTGGCGCTCGGTGCAGTTGCCGTCGCCGCAGGTGCCGCCGCCGTAAAGCTCGGCAAAGAGGTCATCGCCGCCTATGCGGACTATGAGCAGCTGGTCGGCGGTGTTGACACCCTGTTCAAGGACTCCTCGCAGGAGATCCAGCGGTACGCCGCCAACGCATACAAAACGGCAGGACTTTCTGCCAACGAGTACATGGAGACGGTCACGGGCTTTTCCGCAAGCCTCATCCAGTCCCTCGGCGGCGATACCGAAAAGGCCGCAAAGTATGCGGATATGGCCATTACGGATATGTCCGATAATGCCAATAAGATGGGTACGGATATGTCCTCCATCCAGAACGCATACCAAGGTTTCGCCAAGCAGAACTACACGATGCTTGACAACCTCAAGCTGGGCTATGGCGGCACAAAGCAGGAAATGGAGCGACTGCTCGCCGATGCGGAGAAGATATCCGGCGTCAAGTACGACATCTCCTCCTACGCAGATGTGGTGGAAGCCATTCACGTCATGCAGGAGAGCATGGACATTGCCGGTACGACCGCAAAAGAAGCGGAAGCCACCATTTCCGGCTCTGTCAATGCGCTGAAATCCGCCGTGTCGAACCTCATCGTAGGCTTCGGCGATGCGGACGCTGACATGGAGCTGCTATGCAACAACATGGTGGATGCCTTCAAGACCGTGGTGGCGAACATCACCCCGGTTATTGAGAACATCGTGGCGGCTCTGCCCACGGCGCTGGATGCTCTGCTGACGGCTGTGGGTGAACTGCTGCCCACACTGCTGGAAGCAGTCACCGAACTGTTCTCGCAGGTGCTGGAAACGCTGCTTTCTTTGCTTCCGCAGCTTATCCCGGCGGCGGTGTCCGCGCTCATGACCATCGTGAACACGCTGATTGAGAATCTGCCCCTGCTTATTGACGCGGCGGTTCAGTTGGTGTCCACGCTGGTGACCGACATTGCGGATGCACTGCCCACGCTCATCCCGGCAGCGGTGCAGGCTATCGTTACCATCGTACAAGGTCTGGTGGACAGCCTGCCGATGCTTCTGGATGCAGCGCTGCAGCTTATCACGGGATTGGCGCAAGGGCTTCTGGACGCAATACCCGTGTTGATCGCCGCTCTGCCGGAAATCATCAACGGCATCATTACCTTTCTGCTGGACTCCATCCCGCAGATTATCGAAACAGGCATTCAGCTTCTGACCTCGCTTGTTGCCGCATTGCCGGATATCATTATGGCAATCGTGGAAGCCATTCCGAAAATCATTGACGGTATTATCAACGCGGTGCTGAATGCGATACCGCTCATTATTCAAGCGGGCATCGACCTGCTGATTTCTCTCATTCAAGCCCTGCCGCAGATCATCACCACCATCGTACAGGCGATTCCGCAAATCATCTCCGGCATTGTCAATGCTCTGGTTGGAAACATCGATAAGATCATCATGGCAGGTGTGCAGTTGTTCGTTGCACTGATTGAAAACCTGCCCACCATCATCGTGGAGATCGTCAAGGCTGTGCCGCAGATCATTGCGGGCATCGTGAAAGCCTTCGGCTCTCTGATGTATAAAATCGTAGAAATCGGCGGCAACATCGTCAAGGGACTGTGGAGCGGTATTACCCAGCTTGCCTCGTGGCTGTGGGATAAGGTGTCCGGGTGGATCTCCTCCATCTGGGACGGCATCTGCGATTTCTTCGGTATCCATTCGCCCTCGAAAGAGATGGCGTGGGTCGGTGAAATGCTGGTCAAGGGTCTGGCTGGCTCCATTGACGACAACGGCGATGAAGCGGTCAAAGCCGCAGAAGGAATGGCGGAGGACATCAACGGTGTCATGGGCGACCTCGCTCACGATATGCAGACGGCTCTGCCCACCGACTTTGACGTGAACGGCTCGATCCGCTCTGCCGTGGATGGTGTGGTCGGCAAAGCGGCTTCCGCTTTCACCATTGCACTGAACATCACGAACTTCAACAATTACAGCAGCGAGGACATCCGTCAGCTTACCAACGAAGTCATGGAAACGGCGAACCAGTTCGCCCAGCGGAAAGGAGTGGTATTCGCATGACCTATTTCACCTACAACGGCCGCAGTTCCGCTGATTTCGGTCTGCATATCGAGAAGAAGGACGTGTTCTCCGCACCGGAGTACGATGCGGAGTTCATCTCCATTCCCGGTCGGAGCGGCGACATCATCAATCCCAACCGCCGCTTTGCCAACATCAAGGTCACCTATACCGTGTTCCTCGCTCGGAAGAATATAGCCGCCCTTGCCTCCGTCCTGCGGGACATAAAGGGCTGGCTGTATTCCGAGCCGGACAGATACCACGAAATCACCGACTCTTACGATGCGGAGTATTTCCGCTACGGTGTCATCTCCGGCAATCTGGACATTGAGGAGCAGCTAAACAAGGTCGGCAGTTTTACCGTGACCTTCAACTGCAAGCCGTATAAATACAGTTTTGCGGGACAGGAAACGGTGTCGGCTGACGCCTCCGAATTGACGATTACCAATCCGACGGCGTTTGAGAGCCGACCGTACATCAAGCTCTATGGCAGCGGTGCAGTAGCACTGATGATACAGCCCCAGAGCCGTGGCTTGATGATTTCCAATCTGGATGAGTACATCGAGATTGACAGTGAGCTGATGAACTGCTTCAAAGGCACCGTCCTCAAAAATGACACGGTCAAAGGGACTGAGTTTCCGGTTTTCAAGCCGGGGAACTGCACGATTGCCTGCACTGGCGATGTGACCGGAATTGAAGTTGTCCCAAGGTGGTGCTGCCTATAAAACCCCTTCTCGGTGTGGGTGATTGAAAAGTTTACAGATTCATGATATAATTTTATAAAGATATTTGTGTACAGCGGAGGTGAGCAATTGAAAAAGAAGCTTATCCTTATTGGTATAGCAATATTGGTAGTTTTGCTTACAACATGGACAATTTGGGGAAATGTGACCGTAGGTATTACGCATTATACTGTTTTGAGCGAGAAAATCCCTGCGGCTTTCAATCATTACAGGATTTCCGTTGTATCCGACTTACACAACGCACATTTTGGGAAAAACAACGGTAATATTGTCTCTCTTATTGAAAAACAAAAGCCAGATATAATCGCTATAACCGGCGATTTGGTGGATTCGAGCAAGACCAACATTGAAATTGCGGAAAGCCTTATACAACGACTTGTTAAAATTGCACCATGCTATTATGTGACCGGAAACCATGAGGCTTGGATCGGCGAAAAATATCAGGAGCTTGATAAGAAACTAATTGACGCAGGAGTTATCGTTCTCCATGATGAGTCGATGGAACTTGCGAAAAACAATGAAACGATACTGCTTGCCGGTCTGGATGACCCCGATTTTACCGACCGAGATTCATCCATACAAGAAAGTATCCTGAAAACCAAGCTCGAAGAAATGAATCTGACAGGTGAGTATTGCGTACTGCTGTCACACAGACCGGAAACATTTAGCGCCTATGTATCTGAGAATATTGACTTAGTATTAAGCGGACACGCGCATGGCGGGCAGTTCCGATTGCCCTTAATTGGAGGAATTGTTGCGCCGAATCAAGGCTTTTTCCCGAAATATGATGCCGGGAAGTACTCCGAAAACAATACGACCATGATAGTGAGCCGGGGTATCGGCAACAGTATTATCCCCATTCGGTTCAATAACAGGCCGGAAATTATTGTTGTTGAACTCCAAAGTAAATAAAGTTTTCGTTATTAAATACAACTCATTCGCCACCAGGGAGAAATCCCCGGTGGTATTTTTATGCCCGGAAGGAGGTGATTTTCATGATTCCGGTGCTTTATCCGCCCAATGCTACGGATTTCTCGACGTTTGGTCTTGGCGTGCTGACGGATACCATTTCCTGCGAAGTGACCGAGGAGCGGAACGGTGTGTTCGAGTGCCTGCTCAAATACCCGGTCAGCGGTCAGCATTATGCGCTTATCACCAAGGAGTGCATCATCAAGGCAAAGCCCAATGACACCGCCGCCGACCAGGCATTCCGCATTTACCGCATCACGAAACCCTTAAACGGCATCGTCACGATCTACGGTCAGCATATTTCGTATGACCTTGCCAATGTGCCGGTGCTGGCGTTTTCGACCGAGAGCCGCTCTCCTCAGCGCATTCTCTCGCAGCTACTTGCCGGAGATACACGCTTCACGGGCTGGACGGACTACTCGGATGCAAAGGCGTTTTCCGTCACGCAGCCGAAAAGCGTCAGAGCCTGCCTCGGCGGCACGGAAGGCTCCATGCTCTCCAAATGGTACGGTGAGTTTGAGTGGGACAACTTCACGGTGAAGTTCCATTCGCACCGTGGGCAGAAGACCGGCGTGGTCATTGAATACGGCAAGAACCTCACCGCATTGGAGCAGGACGAGGACAACAGCGGCGTGTATACTGCGCTGCTCCCGTATGCCGTATACACCCCGGAAGACTCGGACACCGAAACGGTGGTCACACTGACGGAGGTGACGCTTCCTATTGTGACCTCGGAGATCGTCCGGGCGAAAACGCTCATCATGGATTTCTCCGACCAGTTTGACGGAGTTGTGACCGAGGAAGCCCTCAGAGCCAAAGCCAACAGCTACATCAAAGCCAATCCGCTGGGAGCGACCATCCCCACGGTGAAGGTGTCCTTTGAACCGCTCTGGAAACAGCCAGAGTATTCGGCACTGCTGGAGCGGGTCAACCTCTGCGATACCGTCACCATTCGACACTCGCTATTGGGTGTCAGTGTGTCGGCTATGGTCATTGAGACTGTGTACGACACCCTCGCCGAGCGGTACAATAGCATTTCCCTCGGTCAGAGCAAGTCCAGCATGATCACCACCATCTCCGAGGTGCAGTCCACGGTCGATAAGGTGGAGTCCACGGTGGGACGCTTTCCGAAGCTGCTGCAAACCGCCATAGGCAAGGCCACCGGGCTTATCACCGGCCAGAGCGGCGGCTATGTGGTCATCCACACCAGCGAGGAGAACAGACAGCCCTATGAGCTGCTCATTTTGGACGCCCCATCCATTGACGATGCCGTGAATGTCTGGCGGTGGAATGTGGGCGGTCTGGGCTTTTCCCATAACGGCTACAACGGCCCCTATGAAACCGCCATCACGGCAGACGGTCAGATCGTCGCGGACTTCATCACCTCCGGCTCCTTGGTGGCCAACATCATTAAGGCGGGTGTTATCCAGTCGCAGGATGGCTCGTCTTATTGGGATTTGGAGAGCGGCGAGGTCGTGCTTCGAGCCTACGCCACCAGCAAGGAGGTCACCGAGGTCAGCGACCGCATTACCACCATTGAGGAGCAGAAAATGCTCCGGCTCGTCATCATCTCGTCCAACGGGAACATCTTCAAAAACGGCAATGTAAAAACGCTGCTTTCCGCCAAGGTGTACTCCTGGGACGAGGACATCACCGACACGCTGGATGCCAACCAGTTTGTCTGGACAAGGGTGTCTGAGGATACGGAAGCGGACAAGGTCTGGAACGAGCAGCATTTCGGCGGTGCAAAGTCCGTGGCCATTACCGGTGCGGATGTCAAAGTCCGCGCCACTTTTTATTGCGACCTCATTGACACCACGACCAGGCAGAGCCTGTTATAACGGAGGAATTCATTATGGCAACCGCAGAACCCACAACAGGAACCGGCACAGCACCCGTTCCTGATACAACAACTTTAAAGGAGGCTTCTCACATGAGCAAAGCACAAGGCCAGTTTACCATCATCGACTACAATGACGCACTGACGCTGACGGGGTACATCGGCTCAAACCTCGCCAAGACTCAGATGTATAACCCCGACAGCGGCAGTTATACCCCCGACTGGAAAACGAAGAACCTCGTTCTGACGCCCAGCCTGTATGTCATCGGCACCACCGCCGACCAGATCGCCACCGCCAATGTCACCTCGGTCAAGTGGTATGTGGGCGACAGCAACACCGCCATTACCGCAGGTACGAACTACGCCCTCAGTGGTGCCAAGAGCCACATCCTCACGGTCAAGGCCAATGTCATGGCGGAACTGCCCGGCATCGACTATCGCTGTGTCATCACTTACAAGGACGAAAGCACCGGTCTGTCGCTGACCCATCCGCTGACCATTTCCTTCTCCCGTGTGGTCAACGGTTCCGGCATCGTCGACCTGCTGGTCACCACGCCCAACGGAAATGTGTTCAAGAACGAGGAGGTCGCCAGTCTGACCGCCAAGGCCGAGCTGTGGCGCGGCTCTACGGTAGACACCACCAAGGTCAGCTACAAGTGGGCGGTCATGGACGCTTCCGTCACCGCTACTTCTTCCACCGGCTATGATGCAGACTTCGGCATCGGCTGGCGCAAGCTCTCGGATACCGCCGACAAATACACCGGCACGGCCACCAATACCCTCACGGTCTACGCCGCAGCGGTGGACAGCTACGCCGTGTTCAAGTGCTGTGCCCAGGACACGGATTCCGCATCGGCTTCTTATAACACGAAGTTTTTCGACGTGGCGACCTTCATCGACAACTCCGACCCGCTGCAGATCATCGTCACCTCCACGGGCGGCGATGTGTTCAAGAACGGCCAGGGCACGACTGTGCTGACCGCCGTCTGCTATCAGGCAGGCTCCGAGGTTGACGCAGCCGGGAACGGCAGTTACACCTGGACGAAGTACAACAAGGACGGTGTCGTCGACACCTCTTGGGGAACCAACGGCAGCAAGACCGGCAAGACCCTGTCGGTGTCCAGCACCGATGTGGATACCAAGGCAACCTTTATGGTCGTTGTGGCGCTTTAAGGAGGTGGTGAGATGATCGCATCGGCACAGTTCACGATTATCAGTCTCTGCGATGTGGTCACCTCGGACACGCCGCCGGAGAACCCCTATGAGGGGCAGCTCTGGGTGGACACCTCTGTGACCCCGCCGGAGACGAAGATATGGGACGGAAACGAATGGGTGGTGCAGAACGACATTGAAACGATCCGCACCACCATTTCCATCCTGACCGAGAAGGATGCACAGTTCCAGCAGACCATCGACGGGCTGAACAGCTATGTGGCGACCCTTACCGAAACGGTGGAAACAGTGTCCAACGATCAGGGCGTCCTGGAGGAACGGGTACTGAATTCCGAGAGCCGGGTTTCGGAACTGGAACACACAGTGGATGGACTGTCCGTCACCATGCAGGAGCAGTACATCGGCGGCATCAACTATGTGCAGAACTCTTCCGGGCTGAACGGCATCACGGATGATTGGAGCTACTCCGGTACGGTAAAAACAGATACCTCCACCGATACGCAGAACAACACCATTTCCGACTCTTGCTTTGTGTTGGGAGCCTATTCCTCGTTGTCGCAGTACATCCGAGGGGTAGTCCCCGGCACTTATACGATCTCGGTCCGGGCAAAGAAAACCTCGACCATGTCCGGATATTTCTATGTGACCTACAACGGAAACAAAACCAAGTACCTGTTCAATAAGTCCACGGCGTTTGACTGGACGGATTACTCCGTAACGCTCACGGATGTGACTGACCCCACGCTGCGCATTTACTGCTACTGTCGGGATGCGTCCATTTATCTTGCCGACATCATGATCTCCGAAGGAGCGATCCCCCGAAAGTGGACGCCTGCACCTAACGAGATCTACACGCAGGAGGTCAAGATCGACAAGCGGGGCATCGAGGTATCCAACAGCGCATCGTCTCAGCGGACGGTCATCACAAACACGGAGTTCGCCGGTTACTACAACGATGAAGTGATTTTCACCCTGAACAAGGACGAAACGCAGACCAAGAAAACCACGGTGGACGGCGAGCTAACCGTGGGTAAAACGAAGTTTGTCCCGATGCCAACGGCGTCCGAAGGGCTGAACATCGTCATTCTGGATTAAGGAGGGAAAGCTATGGCAACTTGGAAAAGCGCGGCATACGATGGGCGCTATCTTCAACTGGACATTTCAGAAAGCGTGAATGTGGTCAACAACAGCTCGACGCTTTCCTGGACGCTGACCTCTACCGGTGGCGCTTCCACTTACTACACCATTGACACGACCACTGTAACGATCAATGGTACGACCGTATACTCAAAGGACCGTACCTATTGGGATGACCGTGTTTTCCCGGCAAAGAAAGGTTCTGTCAGTGGCACGATTACTGTAGCTCACGACAGCAATGGCAGCAAAACGATTGCG